ACATTATTGTATTTAGTACTTAGTCTTTCTATAATTCTAAGATCGAATCTATTTATGTTGTATCCAGCGGCTATTGGCGCTGTAAAACAAGATTTTTTATCTGATCTTATGTGATATTTCTCTAAATAAGACACAAACATTTTCCATCCATTATCCTGATTTTGATAAGATTTCCAATCTTCTAATATTTTAGTTTTTTCACATCCTCTAACCTTGGCATGGAAATCAAGAACATCACTATCATCATATATATAGTCAGGTTTTTCATCTAATATGGATGGTTTTAGATTAATATTAAATTCTGAATCTTTGATAATTTCTAATTTATATGGATCTATTATCAGAGAAGCAATTTGAACGGGGCTACAAAGGTCGGGATTAGCCCCGTCCGTTTCTAAATCAAACACACAAATTTTTTGTAAATTAGCCATTTGTCTCCACTACTGTGTTTCCTGGGAAAAAAGTCCTTTGATTACTATCTGCAACAACGTGACAATTAGCGCTTCTGCAACAACTTACTCTAACCTCTTGAATCTTAGTATACTCTACATTATTAACTTTAAAATTTTCGCCTACAGCAACTTGATCTAATGTTTTTGTTAACATTATAGTTCTCCATTTTTTAAGTATTCTGATACAGACATGATTTTGTCTAAATAAGCTATACCCAATATATCAAATTTAATTAAACCCAAACTCTCTAGATCGTTCATCTCCATGCCTGCTATCAGCTGATCATTTCTATTATCATAGACCATAGGACACAGAGATGCAAGATCTTCGGTACCTATTATTACACCAGCAGCGTGTTTGCTTTGGTTGGATTTTGTTCCTTCAAGCCTTATGGCCTGTTCAAATCTTTTCGATAATGGACCAGCCAACGAACCATCTTCTGTTATATAGCACCATTCTTTCAGTTTATCTGTGTTATTCTCTAAAGCCCATCTAATAATTGAGGCTTCTCCGGTATCTTCTTTCATCTCTTGAAGCTCGTCGGCTATTTTAGCTTCGTCAGGAATAAATTTAGTAATAGAATTCATTTCTTCGAAAGATATATTACCATATACTCTTAGTACATCTTTTAATGCTCCTCTACCTTTCATAGTATTAAAAGTAATCATTTGTGATACTTTGCCATGTCCATATTTACTTTTTATATACTCTAATACTTGTTCTCGTTTATCTATTGGAATATCTATGTCGATATCTGGCATAGAAATTCTATCCTTGGTATTCCTACCAGCGTTGTAAAATCTTTCAAATAATAAACTATATTTTATAGGATCTATATCAGTAATACCAACCAAATAAGAAACCAAACACCCGGCACCGCTGCCTCGTCCTGGCCCAGGAAGCCAATTATTATTGCGGACATAATTAACTATGTCCTGAACAATTAGAAAATAGCTACTCAGCCCAGCACCTTGCAAAATATCTAATTCATATTTTATTCTATCAACATAAATATCGTGTTGTGATTTGTCAATATTCGGTATAATTCTATTTTTCCAACCTTTTCTACATAATTCTCTTAAATATTCATCTGGAGAGAATCCTTCGGGACATTCGAATTTAGGCAATTTAGGTGGCGATAGTATATCAAAATTTTCTATTAGACTATCCACAAACAAAGTGTTTTCTATCTCTTCATCATTATGAAGAGTTTTCATTTCTTCTGGAGACAGAATATAGTATTTGTCGCTTTTAAAGAAACACTCCATAGGTACAGATTGATTATGAAGCATCTTAGTATTTATATCTGATAATGTTGTTTTAAGATTATTACAGAGTAATATTCTTTGATCTATAGCATCATCTTGTTCGCAATAATGAGCATCCGGTGTGCATACCGCTTTTGTTTTACTTAATTGAGAGATTCTTCTTATTGTATCTGTTAAATATGTTTGTTGTTTTAGATATGCTTGATCAAATAGTTGTGTCTCTAGAAAAAAATTATCATTACCAAATATAGTTTTCATATAATCTACAAAAGATAATCCATTATCTATAGCTTTGGATTCGTCGCATAATATCTTATCTGCTAATGTTGATCCCAAATGTCCACAGATACCTATAATATTACCGTCTAGTATTTCTGCTAATTTCGCCAGACTTAAACGTGGCTTATGATAAAAGTAATCGGGCCTGTTGGATTCGGAAACAATCTTTATTAATGTTTTCCATCCTTGCAAATTCTTCGCCAATACCAAAAAATGTGATAATGAAGCATTTTCTTTTGTTTGTATACTCGGATCATCTTCACATATATATAATTCACAACCAAGAATTGGTTTTATATTTTTATTTCGCATTTTCTGATAGAATTGTACAGAACCGGCGATGTTGCCGTGATCGGTTAAGGCACAAGAATTAATGCCTAATTTAGAACATCTATTGGCTATTTGTTCTGGACGATTAAGACCATCCAAAAGACTAAAATGCGAATGACAATGAAGAACAGAATAGGTCATACTGATCCTGGTGCTTTGTAAGATCCAAAAGAATGATTCGGGTGTTTGTACATACTCATTGTAGCATCGATCCCGTAAAGTTCAAGGTCGTGCTTGACTTGTTCGCACTTTGTCATGACAGATCCTTTTTGACATATTTGTCCATCTCTATACTCCTGCAAAGGTTCTATATTAGTATTCTCAAAAGTGGTTTTACCAAAATGACATAATTTATTACACATCCATGTTTTATTAAGTTTAGGTCGTTTTGTTTTCTTAATAATATCAAATTTTTCTCTTAGCATATTCTCTGTATCTATTAAATCACTGTCGTGAAATACCATAGAAAAAGGACCACCATCATTAATAAAGTAGATAGAAAAAATTACATTTTCAATATGCGGATATAATTTTTTAATAGCATAGTGATAAATTTTAAGTTGTGGATCTTTTTCTAACTTTTCTTGGGTTTTTTCTTGACCGGTTGCCCAATCTAGTCTTCGTCCAGTATTATGTGTTGGAATATAATTTTCTGTACACAGATAAGTATTGTCTGGACTGTCTACGGAAATGCATTGAGTTTTTTGTATAATCGATTCTTCTATTTTAGAAACTCGTCTAACCCTAGATCTTCCAGATCCCCAATTTACATCCACAAGTTCTTTTTTCCTGTTCAATAGAAAAGGATTAATATCAATTGGACGAAACGAAATAGGATATATGATTACGTTTTTTTTGTAATTTGTATCTCTTTTAATACACGCTTGATTCGGTCTTTGCCCAAGGGTTAAAAGTAGGTCTTTAACATCGTCGGATAGTTTTTTATTACAAGAAGTAAACACAGTTTGTTTTCTAATTGGATTTACATTTCCGTCTGTATCCATCAAACCCCTTAGTAAGTCTAGCCTTTGTTGAAAAGATGCTCTCAAATAAATTTTTGGTATATGTTTATTATTCAATAGATTTAAAGATTTTAGTATTTTTGTCACATTTAGGATCGATACTGTCTTATTTTTTGATCTTTTATCATTTTGAATTTTTCCTAGCTCATAACCTCTTGCTTGTATTTCTTCAAAAATTTCAGTATCATTGCCACTAATCTCGCAGCCTCTATTTCTTCCGTCTCCTAACCAGACTCCTAATAGATAAGGATCTATTGGTAGGGATTGTTCATTACATTTTAATGGTTTTGTCACATTAATAGTATCGCCAATAGCTAGATCCTGTATAGATACCGTTTCACCATTAGATAATTTCCATAAATGCTCATCGTCACAAATTACCGATGTTTTGTCATCAAAAGTTACTCTGAAACATTTTTTTGTTTTGACTTTTGATTTTCCAACAACGCGACATATATTACCGTATTGATCAAAGACATTACATCCCACATTTATATCTGCAATTGTTGTCCATCCGTCAAGAGTAGGTAATTTTGTATCTAATGGCAATCCTTTCCAATCTATGACCTCAATAGTATTATCATTAGCCAAAGTTATAAGATCTATAGTGCCTTTTAAGCCCAAATATCCATCTAGTTTTTGATTATTGATATTATACTCGTATTTAGCCCATGGTTTTTCTATTACCAAATCAAAATGTTGTTCTGGTCTAAGAATGGTGCGATTTCTAGGATCAAACATACCACCATTAAATTCTATAGCCTTGTAAACCCAATTATAGCAGTCCTTATAATCTTTTAGAGTCCAAGTATGATGACTATTAGCGGTACTATAATGCTTGTATACTTTTTCTATTATGGTATTAAGACTATAGTCATTTATATCTATAAGACCTAAGAATTCGTCGTCGTTTATATGAGATAATTTATCTTGCTGACCTTGTTTGATCATAGCAAGAATTTCTAAAACTTTATGGACTATTGTTCCTTTATCCGCCTTTTGTCCACTTGGACCCCTCCATCCTAGTACATATTCAAAAAAATATTGTTGTTCGCACATAGAATGGGCATTATAAGACGAACTACGGAAATAAGTTATAATCATGATATCCTATTATTGGGGTAGTACATTAAAATGTAACATAAGTTTTTTAAGTTTATCGTATTGCTCTCTAACTGTCATATGTTCATTATTAATGATAGCATTAAAATTATTCCAATCATATCTACAAGCATCTAATATTGATTCGCTAATATGCTCTGATTTGTGTGGATTTCTATTTAGTCGAAATACTATTCCTCCATTATTTTTTATAGCTTCTACTTCATTAGGAAATCTACAATCAGAAACTATAACAACTTGAAGTTTACTCTTTTTAATTTTATTGATAAGAGCATTTACCCAAACATTATTATTTAATTTTCTAAATAAGTCAGTACCTATTAATTGCATTAAATCTCTAGCTGTTAGTTGCTTATCTTCCCAATAGGCATCAACTAGTTCATTCTTGTTATGATCTTCACCATAACATTGAACATATGATAATCCAAACATATTCATGCATATGTCTTCTTTTAATGGGTCTGCAAAGTTATATATTTCAACATCAGAATATCCATTGGATAATAATAATCCTTTTAAAAATTCTGAACAAATAGTTTTGCCAGACTGTTTACGGCCAGAAAATGCTATTATTTTAGTATTCATTAGTATTTATCTTTTAATTGTGGTAAAATAATCTCTTTTACTTCAGCTACTGACATATCAGCAACATCGCTGTGATCAATATCAATATAGAAAACATTATATGTTTTATGACATTTATCATAGATTTTTTGAGCAGCTCTTTTGCCAGCGTCGTCATTGTCCATAAGTATATATATACTCATTGCTCCAGAAATATCCAATAACAATTTTTGTTTTTCTTGTAATACAGAGCCGAATAGGGCTACGCTATTATGAATTCCGGCCTCTTCTAATCTCCAAACATTTCCTGGGCTTTCGACCAGCACAACATTTTTATTCTGTTGTATATAGTCTTTTGCATACCATAGATTATATAGATACTCTTGTGTTTTAAATCCCTTATTATGTTTCCACTTAGAATATTGCCATAAATAATCTGAATTTGGACAATCTTTTGTTAAATTATGATAACTTTTACATTTAGAGCATTGAGTAAAAATACTTCTGCCAGAACAACCGACCATATGCTCGTGAGTGTCGTCGTATACTGGTACAACAGCTCTGTCGCCCATTTCTTTTTCGGAACTTAAACATTCACCAACATCATATTTGATAAGTATTTCAGAAGAAAATCCTCTGCTAATAAAATAATCTGATGGAATTTTTAAATTCTTTACTATTTTATCTCTTGTGATTTTAGGAGTATCATCAACAGATCTAATATCTGTTTGTATATTATTAACAATATTTACAAAATTATTTTTTTCTACTTCTTTTTTACTAACTTTTATTTGACTAGGATTCTTTTTAGTAAAATTAATGGCGTATTCTACAGCGTCGTTAAAAGAAACGGTTGGATCCCCAGGTCCTGTCCAACCATTTTGTTTAGATAAACAACCTCTTATAAATCCTATAATAGACCCTTTAAAGGTTTCTTCACATTGATGTGTTCTGCATTTCCAGTTACCTCTATATGAGTCTCCTTTGTAATATAAATTACAAGCAGAATTATTATCTCCGCCATGAATTGGACATCTCATGGCTATCATGCGATCAAAAGTTTTATACTCACCAACATTTAAATTGTCTAATAGATTATCTATATCTTCACATAAATAATCAGATAGTACTTTAAGTTGTGGCTGATTATACGAACGGGATTTCTTGATCGTCATTGTTGTTCTCATCATTAACGATAAATCCTTTGTCTGTGTTAGTATTATTATTTACTAATTCCAATCTTGTCTTACCTTCTTCAATTTTTGCACACCAGCCCTTCATGTGACAATTAATATAGTCATTATCGTCTAGGCCTCCACCATGTCTACTAATAATAGGAACAAGTTTTCTATTACCGTTAGTCGGTCCGTCTTCGGCAATCTCTTCGTCGCTTTTTCTTTTGAAAATAGTAAAATTGCTACATAACCATATTATACGATCAGAGCCGCTGGCGGTATCTGTGGTTTCTTTTGTTATACCATCCCTATTTAATTGTATAAAACCAAGAATAGGAACTTTATATCTGACAGCAAAATTATGTAAGCTTGTCATCATAAAACCTAAAACCTGATACTCTTTCATGTCCTGAGATATTCCTGCGCTATCCATTAGTTTTAGATAATCATAAACAATAACGCAGTCTTTGGCTGTTCCATCCGGATGTAGCCCAACCTCTTTAACCAACCATCTTCTCATGATAGCCAATTGTTCTTCAAATGGCTTACCAGCGATTGATTTGTAATATAGTCTAACGTCTTTGAGTTCTTTTTGAGCCGTTTGTAATCTATTATTTTTATCCGGAGACTCAAATGCTTTACCGGTTTCTATACTTGAAATCTCTATTTCTGTCATCATGGCTAAAACTCTGTTAAGATGATCGTCTGTGCTCATCTCTGTATCCATATTTAATACTGGTACTTTAACATTTTTTGCTATATGTAAACCAATATTATCTGCTAGCAGAGTCTTACCAGTTTTTGGTCTTGCGGCTATAATACTTACTGATCCTTTTCTAAGACCACCGCCTATAGCATTGTCATAAACATGAAATCCTGTCGATATACCAACTTGATCAATAGGATTTTCTTTAATATTATTGATATAATCATCAACGATATTAGCTATACAAACAGGATTATTATCAGTATCATTTAGTAGGGTCGAGAAATTGAAGATACTATCTTCTGCCAATCCTATAATCGACGATATTGGTTCGGCTCCGGTGATATCCAATAATTTTTCTTTTGCTTCTTCTAATTGATCTCTAAGTAATCTAGCTATTTGTAGTTTTCTAATTTTAGCTGCAAATTTTCTGACATTTTCTAGATTAACAGGAAAATCTATAATAGCTTTTAAATGTTGAGTCTCATTTTTTTGAGATAAAATATGACCAAAATTTAATGATTGAGCAACAGATAGGATTGATGCTATATCTATGGAAGGACTATGGTCTTTTTCACATATCTCTTTTATTACTTGATATATCATTATATTACTATCAACAGTAAATGTTGATGGTTGTATAATATCAGCAATATCTAAATATGCATTTTCACCATATTTGCATATTCCAGACAATACCGCTCTTTCTGCGGCAGGATCACAAAGTATCATTTTTCATCCAGCGTTTGTTGAACAGTTATTACATTTATAGCGCGAAGGACTATCATGCACAAGGGCGGGATTTATATTTTCTGTTTTTCCACACACTCTGCACTTCACAGATATTGGTTCGTATTCTCTTGTTCGTGCAACTGGTGGATGTTTTGCTAATTTTTCATCTATTAGCTTATCATCTTTGTGCATATGAAACTCGCTCATTTTTTCAAATTTATTACCGGATTGTGCTGGAAGTCTTTTATTTTTGGTACGGATACTATTTGTTAGACTAGTATTTTCGCTATCAACAGAAGGAGTTTCTTCCTTTGTTTCGGCTTTTTCGTCCGGTAATAAAGATTGAAGTACGGTAATTAAATTTTTTATTTGTTCTGGGTTATTTAATAAATCTTTAAGATCCATGTTTACTTTTACTCTTTTGGATGGAAATCATGACATCAGATAAGTTTTTTATACTATTAGCAAGATATTGCAACCTATCACTACGTTGTTTTGCATATTTTTTTATACTATTCAGTCCATTAGCTTTTTCATTATGTTTAATAGCCTGTATCGATTTTTCGATATAACCATATCCCTTATAGTTATTGATATCATCTGCTATAACTTCTTTTATATTTTCATCTGCCCAGTTATATCTTGCTATTTCTCTATTTAAACTACGTTGTACATAGAAAGAGAACTGAGATAATCTATATGATATTTGCGCACAATCTTCTGGACTTAATTTTTCTATTTCGTCTCTATTCATTGATGTATATTTATTAATTTCTTCCGATGGTATAACATTAGCAGAGAATTCCGACAAGCCTATAGAATTTTCGTATTCGTCTAAAATCTTATCCCAATACTGTAATTCTTCTTTAGATGATTTGCTGTTCATGATTTATTCTTTGAGTCCATTGGTCAATATCTTCGTGATATGGTAATTCTATATATCTTATATTATTAACATTGCACCATTCTGATTTTTCTCTATCTTTTTTTTGAGCTTTAAGAAAACTCATCATATTACCATGATAATATGGCACATATTTATAGTGTTGTTCTCCATGAACCTCAACACACCATTTTAATAGTGGTAGATAAAAATCTAGATATGCTATTTGTCCTTTTCTTATAGGCACCAAAACTTCTTCTAAGATTTGTAGCGTAGGATGAAGAGAAATTAATAAGTTTCTTGCTTGCAAATGGTACGACGACTTATTCTGTATTTTACCCTTTGAAACGTAACCTGTCAAGGCCCAAGAAACAACTTCTCCATCCAAATTAGTTATATTCATTACTTTTTAATGCCCAGTAAGCTTTTAACAGAATCTTCGACCTCTTTTGCTATTTCTGGATTTTCCATCAAAAATATTCTAGTTTTTTCTGCCCCTTGAAATTTGTGAGAGTCTTTGCTGGTTTTGATGGTATACCATGCTCCACCTTTGTTTATAACTCCGACATCTGAGGCCAGATTGACAAGCTCTGTGAGCTTATCTATACCTTCGTTATAACGAATAAAGCTTTTTGCTACTCCTCCTGGAGGACCGAGAGCAGAACAAATAACTTGCCATTCGACCTCTTGGCCTATCTGAGTATCATCTGCTCCTAAAGACCATGGTTTAGAACTTTTTGCTCGTAGTTTAATATCGGTTTGATATGCGATGCCTTGGCCGCTTTTCTCTTTAAACTCTGCTCCGTATCCTGTAGGATTACCCATCAAGTGAGTAATACCGATCACAATATTTTTATTAACAGGGATGACGTTGGAAACTTTTCTACAGAATTTGGCTAATAATTTTGCTCCATCTGCTCTTTGCATTTTATCCATATCACTAGTAATTTCAGCTTCTGTGCATAGTGCAGAATATGAGTCTATGATTACTATAGAGCCAGGAATTTCGTTTATAATTCTTTCTGCTATTTGTAGATATTCTTCAGCGTGTAAGATTTTACCTTGTTGAGATCCTATAATATGGAATCTACTCAGATCCAATCCTTTTATTCCAAGTAGATCTCGTTGTTTTAATCTACCTTCGATATTTAGGTAATACACTTCTCTAGGGTTCTTTAGATCTCCTTGATATTCTGGTTTTTGTGCGGTGGTTGCGAAATCTAGTGACGACAAAGTTTTACCACATTTAGGTTGTCCTGTAAATATTACAAAGCTACCTTCTGGTATTCCGCCACCAAGAACTATGTCCAGAGCAGGACTAATTGGAATAGTCAATATCTTTTTTTCTACCAGTGA